AGTTATCAAGAGAGGAGATGAAGGAGAGGTTCTTTGCTTGGTTGTATAACCCCGAAGCGCAAGACCATCGACTAGAAGAGCATTATGATAAGAGCAAACTAAAGGATGAGTTTTGGGACGGCAAAGAGATCAGGAATCCCTTTGGAAGAAGAGTGCACTCAGATGAGAAACATAGTATAAATTATTTAATTCAATCGACAACAAATGATATAGTACTTGAAAACTCCTTGAAGGTTAGAGAAATCCTCGCAAGCAAGAGATCTACGATTGCCTTTACATTGCATGACTCTATTATATTGGATTTCTCTAAAGAGGATAGGAAGGGTTTAATGGAAATTGTAAAAACGTTTCAGGATACTAGATTGGGTCACTATAGAGTGAATGTCAAGATTGGTAAGAATTTTGGAGAAATGAAGGATATTAAGATTATATGAATATTATAGGATTGGGAAGAGCGGGATGTAGTATCGTCGAAGAGTTCGCTCAATTCCCTCAGTACAAAACTTACAAAATAGATACTAATTTAGCAGGCGAAAAGAGGGCAATTTCTCTCCCGGTGCTGGACTCTCCAGAAGAGTATGAGTCGCTGGAATTAAAGATGGGCAATTTTCTCAGAGGCATGACCGGCGAGGCGCTTTTTATTTTGAGCGGAGCAAGTAGAGTGTCTGGTGTTGCTCTTAGGGTTTTGGAGAATATACACAAGAAAGGTGTAAACATAACGATACTCTATATACACCCAGAAGTGGAGTTGCTTGGAGAACAGAAGCAGTTGCAAGAACGAGTCGTCAGGAATGTGCTGCAGCAATATTCTCGTTCTGGATTGCTCAAGAGAATGTACTTGGTTGACAATCGTGTCTTAGAGCAGGTGATAGGAGAAGTTCCGATATACGAATATTATAATAGGTTGAACTCCTTTTTGGTGAACGTGATTCACATACTTAACGTCTTCCAGAATTCTGAATCAGTCACTGACACATTTTCAACTCAGGCGGAGACCGCCAGGATATGTACTTTCGGCGCTGTTGAACCTGACGGAACTGAAGTGCTTTTTTATCCTCTTTCGGAAATAAGAGAAATCAAATACTATTTTGGAGTCCCCGTTGAGTCGCTAAAGACTCAGAACAGTCTCTACAGGAAGATCGTGGACATGGTGAAGTCTAAAATTTCTGGAAGACTGAAGGCAAGTTACGGAATATATGAGACTTCGTATGACGACATGCTAACCTATGGAATCTATTACTCTTCTGAGATTCAAGAAAAAAATACAAAATAACACTTTACAAACCAGTATTGTTTTGATACTATGTATGAGTCATTATAAATAACGCAAGGTCGTGGATGAGCACTGAACAAAAGATAGAGAACGAAGAGGGACTCCGGTATCTAAAAAAGATAGAATCAAACTCTATAGATTTGATACTAACAGACCCTCCATATATTACATCGCAAGACAGCGGCATGGACCGCTGGGTTAAGTTGGTGGAGAAACAAAACACTCCAGGCGCGGTTCCAATGAAGACTGAAGCACAGTGGGACTCCTACAGGGACAAGAAGGACTGGGATAAGTTCTTTAGCAATAGCGAGGTCCTAGATCGCCCGAGAGCAATGTCTAGAATGAGGCACGATTACCTAAAGTATGGTTCGATTTATGGTACAAAGTATGCAGTCCAAACTGATTTCGGTGACTGGGATGCTGATTTCACTATTGATATGTTAAGTCAGTTTGTACATGAATTCTATAGAGTCCTCAAGAAAGGCGGCACCGCAATAATCTTTTTTGACCTTTGGAAGACTTCAGACCTAAAGACAATATATGAGTCTGCTAAGTTCAAGCAACTGAGATTCATCGAGTGGATAAAGACGAATCCACAACCAAGAAACAGCAATGTAAACTATCTTACTAATTCCCGAGAGATTGCGATTGCAGCGGTCAAGGGCGGCAAACCAACATTTAATAGCAAGTATGACAATGGGATTTATGAATATCCTGTTTACTCAGGCAAGGACAGGTTTCACCCAACACAAAAGAGTTTGCTATTGTTTGAAGACCTAGTAAAGAAGCATTCAAATGAGGGTGAAATTGTTTTAGACCCCTTTCTTGGGTCTGGCACCACTGCACTTGCATCACGCAACACTGGACGTAATTTTCTTGGTTGCGAGGTGGATGAAGATTTTTATAAAAAAACCATTGACAGAATGAAAAACTTCTGATATAGTAATAACATATTTCGAGACTACACAAAGTAGTCTCATTTTTTCGAGACTACACAAAGTAGTCTCATTATCAGGCGACTCAGGTCGCCACAGGAGGTACCTTATGAATAAGGACCAATATTTTAGAGAACTCTTAGGAGACTCAGAATGGCGTAAGAAGAACGTCAAGCAAATCACAACGGAGCAGATTGACTTTGGCAACAAGGTCAAATCACAAATTCGTCAAGGAGGTAAAGTAACTTCGCACGTCCCTGCGATACAGGAATCTATCTTTGAACAAGGTCAGCGAATCCCCATCAGCGTAGAGATGAATGGGGAAAATGAGTTTGGTCAAACAATCTACAGACCCATTGATGGATTGCACCGTCTTGCAGCAATCAAAAATTTGGCAAAAAAGTACCCTAGTAAAAACGAATTTAAATTTGTTGACGTAGAGGTTGTGCAATTCGACGACGCTGCCAAGAGAATAAGGTACCAGATCGAGTGCAACAACCATGAACCTCTTCCTTCGAAGGGAAACAACGAGCATGATGCGGCACTGGTGCTAGATGGAATCAGGAGGGGTAGTGTCCCAGGTCTTGTTCCCAATTTTGATGGAGAGGACTTCGATAAACTTTATCAAACTAATCCAAAGTTTGTTGAGGAGAAGTTAAACAATTTTACTGCGGAAACCTATGGGTGGACTAAATCCGTGGCAAAACGTGTTGTGAAAAAGTTTCTAGTAAAACTTCCTGGCAAATTGGCGAACTATAACTCAGATGAGATTGCGGATAAGTTTTCGGATTTCGCCAACAAAAACATTCCTGATAACATGTCGGTGAAGTGGGAAAAGGTCAATGGGAAATTCAAGGTGACTTTTCCTGAAACTAGTATTTTGAAGTTAGGTCATCAGAAGCATGTGTTTCCAAATACGACAGGGAATGCATTCAGGGCGAAGACCCAGAATGAACAAGACTCTTCTGTGCTCATCATATGGTCTAACGATACCATTGGTAAGGATTTTTCAGATCTGGATTCGTCGCGAAAGAAGATGATAGAGGAGATTAATCTTGCGAATTCATCACCGCTCTTGAAGCGAAACACTCATTTGATTGATCGTATTTTTCTGGGTCCTCAAAAGTTGGACGTGTCCAATGGTCGCGTTCCACTGGAGCGAGGTTTCTATGAAGTGAAGAAGGGTCGTGCTGGTAAATTTTCAACCAGATTTCCCAAGGATGGTTGGGATACTGAAGAGTAGTGTTCGACAAGACCCCGATTGAAAAAAATCGGGGTTTTCCCTTGACAAACAAACAAACATATAGTATAGTATTAACAGTTGGTCGGGAGATTTGCCGACCTGCTATAGCGCAAGTGCAAAAAAATAACAACTACCATAGGAGGTAATATATAATGGCACTGAATTTAGACAAGATGAAGCAGAAGTTGGATACCCTTAACGGCAAAGGCGATAAGAGGAACAATGCTTTCTGGCGACCATCCGATGGGGAGAACAACATTCGAATTCTTCCTACGCCCGACGGCGACCCATTCAAGGAAAAGTTTTTCCATTATGGCGTCGGCAATCAGAGTTTCCTTTGTCCCAAGAGAAACTTTGGGGAGCAATGTCCCGTATGCGACTTTGCAAACCAATTGTGGAACGAGAACACAGAAGAGAGCAAGAAGATGGCAAAGGACATGTTTGCCAAGCAGAGATTCTTCTCTCCGGTTTTAGTTCGAGGCGAGGAGGCAGAAGGCGTCCGCGTTTGGGGATACGGAAAGTTAGCGTACCAAAAGTTGCTAGGGATTGTGTTGGACCCTGACTATGGTGATATTACAGACCCAGAAGACGGAAACGATCTCAAGTTGCTTTACGGAAAGGCACCAGGTGCTTCATTCCCTACTACTGATATCCGTCCACGTCCTCGTAAGTCTGTCTTGTGTGACGACAATATCGGCGGCGATGAGCGTTGTGCTGAACTATTAGAGTCTGTGCCCGACATCGAGACTGTCTTCGAGAAGAAGTCGACAGAAGAGGTCAGGGTCCTGCTGGATCAGCATCTATCCTCCGACACCGGCAACACAGAGGTCGAGCGATATGGGTCTACCACGCCTGTTAGTGAGACTTCTGCGGTAGAGAAAGCATTTAACGAACTGTTGAGGTAAGGAGCAGATGAAAAAGGTGACAAAAATTAAACCTGGCAAGATATCCACTGGTGATATCATGGCAAGGATCAACAAAAAGGCAGGTACAAACGTCGCCTATGATCTCAACAAAGAAAATCCAACCGAAGTGGATGAGTGGATTCCCACTGGTTCACGATGGTTGGACTCCATTGTGTGCAAGGGCAAGTTGGCGGGTATTCCTGTAGGCAAGATAACAGAAATCGCAGGTTTGGAGGCGACAGGTAAGTCCTTCATGGCGGCACAGGTTGCGGCAAATGCACAAAAAAGTGGTTGCACTGTGGTTTATTTTGACTCGGAGTCTGCAATTGATCCGAGTTTTCTTGTCCGCGCCGGATGCGACCTGGAGGAACTAGTATATATTCAGGCACAGTCTGTCGAATTTGTCCTTGAAACTATTGAAGACCTTTTGAAGGTCGAAAAGAAATGGTTGTTTATATGGGACTCATTAGCACTTACGCCGTCTGAACATGATCTGGAGTCGGATTATAACCCGCAATCCTCTATGGCGATGAAGGCGAGAGTACTCTCGAAGGGTATGCCCAAGTTGGTAGTCCCTATTGCCAATGCCAATGCTAGTTTATTGGTGTTGAACCAATTGAAGACTAACATCACTAGGTCACCCTCCGAGGCAATGACCACGCCTTATATGACCCCAGGTGGAAAGACTTTGCCTTATTCTTATTCTTTGAGGATTTGGTTGACTGGCAGAAAAGCAAAGGCATCCTTTGTTCTAGATGAAAATGGATTTAGAATAGGATCCGAGGTTAAGTGTAAGGTTGAAAAGTCTCGCTTTGGTTCCACCGGGCGCACTTGCAACTTTAAGATTCTCTGGGGAACGTCGGATGAAATCGGCGTTCGAGATGAAGAGAGTTGGTTTGATGCTATCCAGATATCTGAAAGTCTTAAGCAGTCTGGCGCTTGGTATGCCTTGGTGTACGAAGACGGCACTGAGGAGAAGTTTCAGCGAGCACATTGGATGACAAAGATCCAGGAAGAGAAATTTAGAAATAGAGTCTTGACAATCATGGATGAAGATGTTATTATGAAGTTCAGTAATAGAACAGGAAAGGCATCGGACTTTTATGATGAGGAAGACAAAAGCGACCCACCTGCCAAAAACTGAGGTTTCAAGTGAGACTGTTTATAGATAGTTTTTGGCACCTTGCCCCCAAGGAGAGCAATATCTCCTTGGGGGTTTTTCATAAGAAAGGAATAGGTAAATGACTAAAAGATTGATGATAGTGGACGCTCAAAACCAGTTCATGAGATCGTACATAGTAAACCCTTCGCTGTCTCCAAACGGCGACCCTGTGGGAGGTGTGAACGGTTTTATGAAGATCCTGAATAAACTTTGTAGACAAATTCAACCAGATGAGTTTGTTGTCGTTTGGGATGGTGCAGGAGGTTCTCTGAAACGTCGTGCGATCAACAAAGAGTACAAAGAGGGCAGGAAGAGTCCAAAGTTGAACAGATTCGCAAACAACCTGACAGAATCTCAAGAAATGGAGAATCGCATATGGCAACAAGCACGGACGATAGAGTACGTCAATTGTCTCCCGATGATCCAGTTTAGAGAAGATGGAGTCGAGGCAGATGATGTGATCGCCTTTATAAAGCACTCAGAGCATTATAAAGATTGGCAGAAGGTCATAGTGTCCAGTGACAAAGACTTCATTCAGTTGTTGGATGATGAGACGCTTCTCTTTCGTCCGACGCAGGATCAGGTTCTTAATTCGTCCAGGGTCCTCACAGACACCAATATTCATCCAAGAAACTTTGCTTTGGCACGTTCTGTGGACGGTGACAAGAGTGACAACCTGAAGGGTGTCCCAGGCATCGGGATGAAGTCAATTGCCAAATCGTTTCCATTCCTAGCAGAAGACGTTGACTATTATATTTCTGATTTGGAGAATCATTGCCACCAGCAATGTGAGTCTAAATTGAAGATTTATGAGAAAGTGCTTGACAATTTGCCTTTAATAAGGCAAAATTATAAAATAATGCAACTAAGTAGTCCAAGCATTTCACTGCAGATGGCAAATAGAATTACGAGTGTTTTAAGTGAGTGGGTACCTGAGTTCAATAAGACTGAACTTAGAAAATTGATGTTTCATGATGGTTTCGGCGAAATCAATCTTGAGTGTTTGTATAGAAACTTTAACTTGATGATTGCTGAGAGCAAGAGATCTAAGAACTAGATCTCACTAGAGGGCAAATGATAGACAGAGAAGACTTCTCAAAATTTGGAAAAAGTTTTCAAGAAGACTTGTGCCACCTTATCTTGAAGGACCGCCCTTTTGCGGACCAAATCTTTGAGGTGCTGAACGTCAACTTCTTGGAGTTGAACCACTTGCGGGTATTCGTTAGAAAGATAATGGAGTATCGTAAGAAATATGGTGTTCATCCGACCAAGAAGACGATGACTTCTGTCATTAGGAACGGACTCAAGAACGAAAACGAACCCACTCAGATTTTAACCCGTGACTATTATGGGAGAATTCTATCAGAAGATCTAGAGGTTGAGGGTTCGGAGTACATAAAAGATACTTCTCTTGACTTCTGTAGAAAGCAGAAACTCAAGGAAGCGATTCTAAAATCAGTGGATTTGATTAAGTCTTCTTCTTTTGATGATGTGTCTAAGATAATCAATGATGCTCTTAAGTTGGGATCAAGCAATGACTTGGGTTATGATTACATGGCGGACTTTGAGGAAAGGTTTGAAATTAGATCGCGTAATCCAGCGACTACCGGATGGAAAGAGGTGGATGAGATTTCTAAAGGTGGTCTTGGTTCGGGAGAACTGGGCGTGGTCATTGCTCCCACGGGCAGTGGGAAGAGTATGGTTTTGGTTCACTTGGGTGCCCAAGCGTTGCTCGCCGGAAAGAGTGTTGTTCACTATACGCTAGAGTTGGCGGATACCATCGTCGCCAGTCGCTACGACAGCGTTATAACAGGGATACACCTAAAGGATCTCACCGCCTTTAAGGAGAAGATTTATGAAGAAATACAGGATGTACCTGGCAAACTGATCGTCAAGGAGTATCCAACCCGTTCCGCCACAGTCCAGACTATCAAAAACCATTTGGCAAAACTAAAAAATCGTGGAATTGAACCAGACCTTATCATTGTTGACTATGGAGATCTAATAAAACCGATTTCTTCATCGAAAGACGAGAAAAGACATCAGTTGGAAACTATTTATGAAGAACTACGCGGGATGGCACAAGAGAATGAGTGCCCTCTGTGGACAGCATCACAGACAAATAGGTCAGGTATTAATGCAGAAGTCATCACAATGGAATCAATTTCGGAGGCATTTAACAAGTGTTTCGTCGCTGACTTTATATTCACTATTTCACGCACAATCGACGACAAGAACAACAACACAGGGCGCATGTTTATAGCAAAAAACAGGAATGGTCCCGATGGGTTGATCTATCCTCTCTTCATGGATACTAGCAATGTCAAGATTAAGGTCTTGCCTCAATCGAATGAAGTGATAGAAGATATAGTCATGAATGCTGCAAAGAGACAAAAAGAGATGCTTGCTGAGAAATATCAAAAATTCAAGAACCAAGGAGGAGGAGAAAAGAAAAATGGAATTGTCAACTAAGATTTTATCAGACATTACGGTGTACATGAAATATGCAAGGTATCTGCCAGACCTTGAGCGAAGAGAGACCTGGCAGGAGTTGGTCACTAGAAATATGAAGATGCATATAAAGAAGTTTCCGGAACTCGAAGACGAGATTCGGGGCGCGTATCAACATGTTTTTGACAAGAAGGTTCTACCCTCCATGCGGTCAATGCAATTCGGCGGCAAACCAATTGAGGTTGCCCCAAATCGTATCTTCAATTGTGCGTATATGCCAATTGATGATTGGCGAGCGTTCGGGGAAACCATGTTCCTTCTTCTCGGTGGTACCGGCGTGGGATATAGTGTCCAGGGGCATCATGTGGAGAAACTTCCAGAGATTACGAAACCCAAAAA